AAGACTATGAGAATCTATCACTAAATGTTGCTGAAATACGTAGATATATTTTACAACAAATGGAATTAATAAAATATTATGAAAATTCTATACGAGATAATAACACCACGGAGAGTAAATAAATGTTTGAAACTATTGAAAGTTTCCAGAAGAAAATTTATGTTTTGCAGAAAAAAACAAATCAAAGTTTAATTGAAACTATAATTCAATTTTGTGATGAAAGAACTATGGAGTATGAAACAGTTGCTCCATTTATTTCCGGTAAACTTAAATCCGACCTGAGAGAGGAATTTGAACAACTCAATTTCTTACCTAAAACGAGGAAGTTTCCAAACATCTTTGGTAACACCAGAAGAAGTAAAAGAAAGTTACCAAGCAATCAAGTTACATTTTAGTAGTAAAAACTATCACTATCATAAGTATAATGGTAAGGTAAAAAAACACAATTTCAATGACATTGTGCCATATGCGATCATAGCAAAAGGAAAATACAAAACAGATTTTCCAGATTTTTTTATACCAGGATTATTTCATAATCCGAAAATGAAGATAGAACTTTTTTTGACGGATGATTATTATTCGTTATGGAAATATTGGATGAGCTATCAAAAAGCACCAAAGTATTTTTTTGAAAGAGAGTTAGAAGAATTGAAATCTTATTTAGAAAAAAAAGATTATAAATTTAATGATATGTTTTCAGTTGAAGAAAATACATTACCGATGATATTTAAATTTATTGTTAAAAGTCAAGTATCACCACAAACAATATTGTATTTAAATCAAGTTTTGGATTTTTTTGACAAACTGGAAAAACATATTACCGAAAAAATTTATTATCCTATTTTGAATAAAAGATTATTTAAAATGAGAGCATTCTTGAAAAATCAAGATTCTGATAATCTTAAAAAAATTATTAAAAGTGTATTTTGTACTTGACATTATTTTATGAATGTGATATCATGTTAGTGTACGTGTGCAAACTATTTTTATTAACATTCTCATAAGAGGATTGATTATGGATTTTAAAACAGCACTAAAATCAAGAACAAGCAGACTTTCTTCGATGCAAGCAAAACTTGAAAAAGAAGCAAAGGCATCATCATATGATGATACACGTTTTTGGCGATTAGAAGCAAAAGATGGAGTTGGTTCAGCTATTATTCGTTTTCTTCCTCCACCACCAAATGAAGAAGATGAATTTGTAAAATATTTTAGACATGAATTCAAAGGACCACATGGATGGTTAATTGATAATTGTCCAACAAGTGTAGGTAAAGATTGTCCAGTTTGCCAAGCAAACAATGATTTGTGGAGTCAAGGTGGCTCAGAAAATGAAGACCTTGCAAGAATGAGAAAACGAAAAATCAAATACGTTTCAAATATTCTTGTTGTTCAAGATGGTGCAAATCCAGCTAATGAAGGTAAAGTTTTCTTGTTTCAATATGGTCCTAAAATCTTTGAATTCATTCAAGAAAAAATCAATCCACCCGCTCCAGAATTTGATGATATGAAACCAGAGGAGCCAGTCTATGTGTTTGATTTTCTAGAAGGATGTAATTTTAGATTAAGAATGCGTAGAGAAAAAGGTTATATCACTTATGATAAATCTTCATTTGATACACCAACACAATTAGCCGATTCTGATGATGAGATGGAATCCATTTGGCGTTCTCAACATTCATTGGCAGAATTTAAATCAGAAGATTATTACAAATCTTTTGATGATTTGAAGAAAAGGTTAGATGCTGTAACTATGGGTACTTCAAAGACATCTCAAAATTCAAATGCTGATGATAGCACAGAGAATGATGAAGAAACACCAAAGGCTAAAAAAACACCAGCATTTGCTGCTAAATCAAACCGTGTAACTCCTCCAGTTGCAGAAGAAGATGATGAGCTTTCTTTTTTTGAAAAGTTAGCAAGCGAATAAGCTAATATAAGAGCGGAATCAATCCGCTCTTTTTTAAAACTATTCAATGTTATCTTCAGATCAAATATTCTATCTAGTCAACACTTTAATATACATATCAATATTATTTCCTAAATTTATTGACACGTTTATGATAGACATGAATGTCATCATTTTTATCTTAATGGATGAATCAAAAAACTTACCAAATTTTGCATTGTAAATATAATTTTGGTAATTTAAACAAAGAGGATTTATGTTAAGTAAATTAATGTATATAGCGTTAGGTATGATTATTTCTATAGCTATTTTTAATCCATTAATATTAGAAAAACTATTGATTGATGTAGAAAATACAGTGTATCCGTTAATAGAATGCCATTATGATTCATTAACAAATTTGGATGATAGATACGGTTCGTAATTAGATTTTATTATAGATGAAATATCATTATAAAGGAATAGTATGTTTCGTTTTTTCTATGATAGTCGCTGGAGATGGTGGAGTACTTTAGGTACATTTACTATTCTTGCGGCAATCTGGTATAGTGTACAATTAGATGTACAGATTAACGAGTGGTTTGGTAGGTTTTATGATGCTCTTCAAAAAGCACTATCACAACCAGGTTCTGTTAGTCATGAAGAGTATTATGGATACATGTATGATTTCTTTAGCATAGCAGGTATCTATATTATTGTGAATGTAATCTTTAACGGATTCTTAGTGAATCACTGGACGTTCCGTTGGAGAGAAAGTATGGCGGATTATTATCATGAAAATTGGCAACGAGTAAGACACATTGAAGGTGCAAGTCAACGTGTTCAAGAAGATACATTGAAGTTTGCAAGACTGACAGAAAACTTGGGAGTAGGTTTAGTAGAAGCAATTTTGATGTTGATTGCCTTTGTGCCGATTCTGTATGGTCTTAGTAAAGCAGTTACAGAATTTCCTATCTTTGGTCAAGTTGATCATGGATTGGTTTGGGCAGTTATCGTCACTGCACTAGGCGGTACTGTAGTCTTGAGTTTGATTGGTGGAAAATTACCAGGTATTGAATACGATATTCAAAAGGAAGAAGCTGCATATCGTAAAGAATTAGTACATGGTGAAGACAATGAATCCCGTGCAAATACTGCTAGTATTAATGCTCTATTTCAGAATGTAAGAGCAATTCATTTCAAATCTTATCTGCATTATTTTTATTTCAATATTGCAAAATGGAGTTACCTTCAAGGTATGGTGATTGTGCCATATGTCGCATTGGGTCCTAGCATCATTGCTGGTGGTATTACATTGGGTGTTGTCAGTCAAACTACAAGAGCATTTAGTAAAGTAGCAGAGAGTTTGCAATTTATAATTCGTTCTTGGTTACAAATTGTAGAACTTATGAGTGTTTATAAACGATTGCGTGAATTTGAAAATCAATTTAAATAATAAGGGCAAATATGAAAAGAATTTTTAGTGTATTAGTAGCGTTGGTAGTGTTTAGTGTTATGGGAATTGCTGCAGAAAAACCAACTGCAGGTTTGGTATTGGTTGGTCCTAAAAGTGATGGTGGTTGGAGTATGAGACACTATCAAGGTATGCAAGAATCTGGTTATGAATTTGATTATGTAGAAGCCGTTGCTGAATCAGATTCAGAAAGAGTGTTTACTCGCCTTGCACGTAAACATGATGTAGTGTTTGGTACATCATTTGGTTATATGGACCCAATGATGAATACTGCGAAAAAATTTCCTAATGTGAAATTTATGCACGCCACGGGCTTTAAGACGGCAGAGAATTTGAACAACTACAATTGTAGATTGTTTCAAGCTAGATATCTAGCTGGTGTTGCTGCAGGTATGTTAACTAAAACAAATAAAATCGGATTTGTAGGTTCTCATCCAATTCCAGAAATCATTTCCAATATCAATGCTGCAACTCTTGGAGCAAAATCTGTGAATCCAAATATCACAGTACAGATTGTTTGGATTAATTCATGGTTTGACCCTGCAAAAGATACAGCGGCTGCCGATGCACTCTTCAATAATGGAGTGGATGTATTCTTTACAACTACAGATTCACCATCAGTAGTGATGTTGGCTCAAAAGCAATCCACTGAAGACAAACCTCTATGGGGAATGGGTAATGATGCTCCAATGAACTCTTTTGGTCCAGATCGTTATGCAACTGGTCCGATGTTTAATTGGGATGTTTATTACAAGCATGTGATGAAATCAGTAGAGGATGGAACATGGGAAGTTGATACACCATTTTGGGGTATGGAAAAAGGTTGTGTTGATTTGAGTCCTTGGGGTCCGAATGTACCATCTCATGTTGTAAAATATGTGGAGATGGAAAAATCAAAATTTGCATCACAGAAATACGATGCATCATTTCCGTTTTCTGCTGGATTCATTAAACAAGATGGAACTGTAGTAAAACCCGGAATGGGAAGAGAAGGAATTGAATCTATGGATTTTTATGTTGAAGGTGTAATCACTCCTATGCAATAACATTTCACGGGGGTGTAACAGCCCCCATATAATATATGGAAATACCAGTTATAGATCAAAATAATAAAGATGCTCATTTGCAACTAGATGAAGCATTTAAGACAGTTGGATTTGCCTACCTCAAAACAGATATTGATATATCTAACATTTTAGACCATGCCAAAGAATTCTTTGCTCTGCCACTAGAAGAAAAAAACAAATTAGCATATACATCTACAGAATCAAATTCTGGTTATCAAGGAATGATTGAGAGTTTAACACCTGGAACTCCAGTTGATTTGAAAGAAGCATTTAATTGGTGTGAATTTAGAAATGATAATCAATGGCTTGATGAAAAACAAAAAGAAATTTGTTTGACATGGAATTATGATTTATTTAAAATTACAGGTGATGTTCTATCAATGATAGAAAAAGCTTTGAATTTAAGAGAAAATGAATTGTTTGAAAAACATTTGATTTCTAAATCTACGACAACACGTATGTTACACTATCCACCTTGGGATGGTGATATTTTAGAAAATCAAATGCGTGGTGGTGAGCATACTGATTATGGAACAATCACAATATTATTCACAGATGAAAATCCAGGACTTCAAATTAAACCAAGGAATACAGACACTTGGATTGATGCACCATATATTCCAAATACATGTGTGGTAAACGTAGGTGATTTATTACAACGTTGGACAAATGATGTTTATATGTCAACTCCTCATCGTGTAGTAAATCAGCATCTGAATAAAAGCAGATTTAGTTTTCCATATTTTGTTCATCCAAGAGATGATGTACAAGTAGATAGTTTATTTGAAGAACAAAAATATG